AATATTTTTTTAATAAAAATAATACACTGAATATAGTATAATTCCTTAATTCTTTTGTCTTATTAATTATTTTTTATATTAATCAAATTTTATTTTATTATAATTTTTTATTGAAAAATTCAAATTAAAGTATTCTGCCGAAGCGACTGATTCTTTTAGTTACGTATCCATTTGAAGGACTGTAATACCATGTTTTTATGAATTCTAATTCATCTAGCTCATTTATTCTCCATCCAAATGTAACATCACGTATAATATTAGATCCACCTGATGCAACAATTTTTTGATGAGTTAATTTGAATGATCCACCTTTCATTTCCCAGTATGATTCATTTGATAGTCCTTGAGCAGTCCCGAGATCATTTATTCCATTTGCATTACCAACATGCCATAAAAGTGATTTTTCATATGCTTGAGGAATATTAGAATCCCACGAGGCGGGTACACCATCAATCTTCATTCCAGCACCAGTATTAGCAATACCATCTGTTGGTCCGTCACCTGGCTTGAAATTAGAGCCTTGTGATGCTAATACGAATGTTTTATCGGCTACTTTAAGAGTTTCTTGAATAACAGTGGTGCTGAATACATTACTGGTGTTGATATCACCAGTAATGACTAAATCACCCCTGAGTAACATTTGATTACCAGTAATTTCTACAATTGGATCTTGAGGATTATTTGAACTCGAAGTGATAAGGAATGATATATTAGATTGAGCACTAAATTGTTGATTATTACTAGTGTTTATATTAAAATTTGCGAAGTTGAGAGATACACTATTTGAACCACTAATTGTAATATTATTTGATGCAACTATATTAATACTATTATGAGCTAAGATATTAATATTACTTGCAACAATATCGATGTTTGATGCAGTATTTATATCTAAATTATTAGATACACTAACATTGAAATTACTTAATGTGTATAATGAAATTACATCAGTTGGTGCACTAAAGTTAAGATACATATTTGAATTATTAGCTGCGAACGCAAGATTACTGTTTGCATAAACATTGATTGCACCATTTAATGCTGTAATACCAATATTACTTTGTGCACCAAGAGTAAAATTATTACTTGCTACTAAAGACATATTATGTTGACCATATAATGATACATCATTAGTTGGTTTATTCATAGTTAAATACATATTAGAATCATTAGCATATACATTAAGACTACCTTTAGATGAATTAATATTAATATTGCTTCTAGTATTAAGTGTATAATTATTGCATGAAGTTTCATTAATATTATTTGAAGCATATACTGTAATATTTTGGGTTAATGCATTAATAACAACATTACTTTGAGCATTGAGGTCAAAATTATTGCTTGCAGTTAAATTCATTTGATTAAGTGTATAAAGTGTTTTAGTGTTTGTAGTATGGTCCATAGTTAAAAACATATTTGAAGCATTTGCATATATTTTAACATTACCAGATGATGCTCCAAGATTAAAGTTGCTTCTAGCATCTATAGTGAAATTATTACTTGAATTTAATCCAATATTATTAAGTGCATATAAATTGACATTACTTGTTAAAGTATCCATAGTTAAATACATATTTGATGAACTTGCATAGGCAACAAAACTACCACCTAATGCACCAATTTCAACATTACTCTGTGCATTAAGATAATAATTATTGCTTGCACTAATATATATATTACTTGTTGTATATAATGTAATATTATCAATTGTTTTATCAAATACTAAAGACATATTAGAATTATCAGCATAAACTTTATAGCTACCTGCTAATGCACCGACATTAATATTACTTTGAGCATTAACATCAACATTATTAGAAGCACTTAATGCTAAATTATTCGATGTATTGATAGTAGTATCTAGTGTATTTGCGTCCATAACTAAAGACATGTTTGAACTCGAAGCATATAGTTTATAATTACCAGTATTCGCAGATACAGATACATTAGATACAGTTGCTAATACAAAGCTATTACTTGCAGATACATATACATTATTAGATGCATAAATAGATAAATTATTATTTATATTGCTCATGGTAATAAACATATTTGATGAATTACCATAAACACCTAGATTACCTTTATTAGCTGATATAACTACGTTACTCTTTGTGAATACTGAATAATTATTGCTTGCACTAATTACAGTATTATTAGAAGAGAATAATGATACATCGTTTGTTGCAGAGCTCATAGATAATAACATATTAGAACTATTAGCAGATAAATTAAAGTTACCACCAATAGTCATAATTTCAATATTACTTTGTACACCTACAAGTAAATTATTACTGGAAGTTAATTGAGTATCATTTGATGAGAATAATATTAAATTTGTTTGTAATGCATCAATCTCAACATTACTTTGAGCAGCAATCGTCATGTTATTACTAGATGATAAAGATAGTTGATTAAGTGTATATAGAGTTTCAGTATTAGTTGTATAATCCATTGTTAAAAACATATTAGAATTATTTGCGTATACACTGAAACTTCCTTTTAATGCTCCAAGAGTCATATTACTATTTGCAGTAATAACAGCATTATTTGAAGCAGTTTCAATTAAATTATTAGAAGCAAACATATTAATATTATTAACAATAGCATTTATAACTACATTACTTTGAGCATTTACATTAATATTATTACTAGCGGTTAAATTAATAATATTAGAAGTATACATTGTTTGTGTATTAGTAAGGTGATTCATTACTAATGACATATTAGATCTATTAGCATATATTGCTACATCACCATTTAATGCACCTAATGTATAATTACTTAATGCATTAACATTCATATTATTGCAAGCAGTGATAAATATATTACTTTCTGCAAATATAGACATATTATTTGATAGATTAAACATTTGAATATACATGTTAGAGGTATTAGCATATAATTTAAGATCACCATTATTAGCAGATATACCGATATTACTATTAACATATAAGTTATAATTATTGCTTGCAGATATATTTATATTATTAGACGCAAATAGTGATAAATTATTTGTTACAGAACTCATAGATAAAAACATATTAGAGCTATTTGCTGATACATTAAAATTACCACCAATTGTTGTTATTTCTACATTACTTTGTATACCAACAACTAAGTTATTACTTGAATTTAATAAAGTATCATTAGATGAAAACATAACTAAATTATTTTGTAGGGCATTTATTAATAAGTTGCTTTGTGCGTTTAATGTCATATTATTACTTGCAGTTAATGTCATTTGATTAAGAGTGTATAGAGTTTCAGTATTTGTAGTATGGTCCATTGTTAAAAACATATTAGAAGTATTTGCATATAATTTAATATCACCAGATTTAGCATTTACAGTATAATTACTAGATGCATTGATTAATATATTATTACTTGCAATTACACTTATATTACTAACAGCATATAAAGTTGCATTATCAGTTGATCTATCTAATACTAAAGATAAATTAGATTCATCAGCATATAATTTAGTACTACCTGCAAGTGCACCAATTAATACATTACTTTTAGCATTAAGATTAAAAGTATTACTTGCACTTACAAATACATTACTTGTAGTATATAGTGTAATATCATCAACTGTTTGATCAAATACTAAAGACATATTAGAACTATCAGCATAAACTTTATAGCTGCCTGCTAATGCACCGACATTAATATTACTTTGAGCATTAACATCAAAGTTATTAGAAGCACTTAATGCTAAATTATTTGATGTATTGATAGTAGTATTTAGTGTTGCTGCGTCCATAACTAGAGACATGTTTGAACTTGAAGCATATAATTTATAATTACCAGTATTTGCAGATACAGATACATTAGATACAGTTGTTAATACAAAGCTATTACTTGTAGATACAGATACATTATTAGATGCATAAATAGATAAATTATTAGTTGTATTGCTCATGGTAATAAACATATTTGATGAATTACCATAAACACCTAGATTACCATAGTTTGCTGATAATAATACATTACTCTGTACATATACTGAGTAATTATTGCTTGCACCAAGTACAGTATTATTAGAAGAGAATAGAGATACATCATTTGTATCATGATTCATAGTTAAAGTCATATTAGAACTATTTACAGATAGTTTGAAATCACCTGCAACTGTACCTATTAATATATTGCTATTAGCATTTGCGTATAATGAATTACTTGCTCCTAAATATAAATTATTAGAAGCATATTCAGTTACAGTATTATTAGTATGGTCTAGAGTTACAAACATATTAGATCCATTTGCATATAGCTTGACATCACCAACGAGTGCTCCAATATTAATATTACTGTTAACATTTACATTTAAATTATTACTTGCAGAAACATTATAATTATTTGATGTGAATAATGTAGTATCATTTGTTGTCGAATTCATTGTTAAAGACATATTAGAACTATTTACTGATAAATTATAAGAACCAGCAATTGTGCTAGTATTGATATTACTATTAACAGTTGTTGTATAATTATTACTAACACCAATAATTAGATTACTATTAGTAAATAGTGTAATATTATTAGTAGTTGCAGACATGTTAAGATACATATTAGAACTATTAGCATATATATTATAGTCTCCTTCTTTAGTACTAATATTATAATTATTTTTAACCCAAGTATTAACATTATTACTAACACTTGCCGATAAATTATTAGATGCAAATACTGCAATATTATTAGTTGCAGAAGTCATAGTTACAAACATATTAGAACTATTAGCATATACATTAACATCACCTGCTTTGGTACTTAAATTATAATTACTATTAATATATGTATTAAATGAATTACTGACTGATACTGTAAGATAATTAGAACTAAAAACTGCAATAGTATTTGAAGCATGACTTAAATTAACAAACATATTAGAACTATTTGCATATAAATTAACATCACCAGCTAATGCTCCTACTAGTATATTACTATTTGCATTAAGATTAAAAGTATTACTTGCACTAACATATACATTACTAGAAGCATATAATGTTGCATTATCAGTTGTTTGATCTAATACAAGAGATAAATTTGATCCATCTGCATATGTTTTAAAACTACCACCAAGAGCACCAAATAGTATATTACTTTGAGCATTGAGATAATAATCATTACTTGCACTCGTATAAATATTATTAGATGCGAATAATATTATATCATTTGCATTACTATCCATAAATAATGACATATTTGAAGAATTTGCAGATAAAGTGATCGAACCATTTGATGTTGAAATAGTTATATTACTCTTCGCATAAACATTAAATTCATTAGATGCAGAAATAATAGTAGAATTAGAACTATAAATATTAATATTGTTTGTAGTTGCAGACATTCTCATGAACATATTAGAACTATTAACATAGAGTCTATAATCACCAGTAACTGTGCTAGTACTAATATTATTACTAGTAGTTAAATTGAAATTATTACTTGCATTAATATTAATATTACTGGCAGCATATAAAGTTGCATTATCTGTAGATCTATCTAATACTAATGATAAATTAGAACCATCTGCATATAATTTAGTACTACCTGCAAGTGCATCAATTAATACATTACTATTAGCATTAAGATTAAAAGTGTTACTAGCACTTACAAATATATTACTAGAAGCGTATAATGTTGCATTATTATTTGTTCGATCAAGAATAAGAGATAGATTAGAGCTATCCGCATAAACTTTAAAACTTCCAGCGAGCGCACCAAAAATAATATTACTACTTGCATTTGTTGATATATTATTACAAGATGTTGTAGTTATATTATTAGAAGAATATACAGTAATAGAATCAGTTACATTATCAAGAAGTATATTTACATTTGAATTATTTGCTGATAATGAAACAACACCATATTGAGCATTGAGATTTAAATTACTATTTGCATTGACAGAAAAATTATTACTTGTAGAAATAATTGTATTATTTGATGTTTTAAGAGTCATATTACCTGAATTAGCAGAAATTGCAATATTACTAGCAGCAGATACATTAATATTATTACTATATGCGTCCATAACTATTTGAAGATCGGTACCATTAGCTAACATATTCATTGAATAATTGGATTGAGATACGAAAGAATTCATAAAATTATTAGAATTAATGTAATTAGATAAGGACATATTCATTGAATGAGTATCTAAAAGAGAAATAGCAATCTTACCCGAAGATGCTATTTCAAAAGTGGTTAAATTGTAACCATAAATTCTTGGAAGCCAAATTGGACCTGCTACACTAATACTATTTGAATCAGGGTAAAGAGAGGTATTAGAAGCAGATGCAGTATATTGAATTAAAGTATTTGGATCTGAAAGGCATGTATCATAAGTAATAGGCATACTTTATTTACTAATATTTTTTTTTTTAATATTTAAATTTAAATTAAAATAAAAATAATATAAATTTTGAAAATAATAAAAAAATTTTAATATCCATAATGTTTATTAGATTCATCCAAGGTTAATATTTAGATGAGAATAACAAAAAAATATAATATTGTTTTTTTTATTTGCAATTATTGGGACCACCTGTAATTTTATGATATTTAAATAGAATTCAAGATTAAATATATTAGAAACAATTATAAATTATTTAAATACAATTTCAGATAAATAAATAACTATTGAAAAATTATTTTATGATTTTTATTAATATAAATTTTTTTATTATAGCTAAATAAATTTGAAATGGAAAACTTCCAACAAAACAATGTTATGTAGTCTTTCTGTGACTGAAATATAGTATATTTAAAATAAACACATTTCAAAATTCTTCATCAATTGAGAATTGATGAACATCTTTTTTTCCAATATTTGCCTTTGAATAATCTAATGATCTTTGTTCAAAGAAGTTATCTTTATTTTCTAATGATAATCTTTCCATAAATGGAAAAGGATTTTTAGAATTATATATTTTAGAATATCCAAGTTGAACAATTAAACGATCCGCTACAAATTTAATATATTCTGTCATTAATTCATTATTCATACCAATCATACTACATGGAATAGAATCTGTAATAAATTCAATCTCAATATCTACTGCTTCTTTAAGCAATTTTATAACTGTATTCTCATCAAGTTTATTTTTTAACATAGAATATAATAGTACTGCAAATTCAGTATGTAATCCTTCATCTCTAGAAATCAATACATTTGATGAACAAAGACCAGGCATTAAATTACGTTCTTTGAGGTAATAAATAGCTGCAAAAGATGCTTGAAACATTACACCTTCAATAATTGCAAAAGCAACAAGTCGTTGTGCAAAAGTTGCATTTTTATCACTCATCCATTTAATACCCCAATCTGCTTTCTTTTTAATGGATGAAATTGTATTCATTCCATCAAATAATTTATTTCTTTTTTCTTGATCTTTAACATATGTATCAATCATAAGACTATAGGTTTCACTATGGATTGATTCTATTGCACTCTGAAAAGTATAGAATGCTCTAGCTTCAGGAACTTTAACATCATTATAGAGATTTGTCATAATATTTTCATCTACAAGACCATCACTATATGAAAAAAATGCTAGAATATTTTCAATAAAAGTTCTTTCATTTTCTGTTAATTTATTTTCCCAATCATTAATATCTTTACTGAAATCAATTTCTTCAACTGTCCAAAAACTAGCAACTGCTCTTTTATACATATGCCATATTTCAGTATATTTAATAGGATACAATACAAATCTATTAATTGATTCAGTTAATAGTTCTTCAGACATCTTATATTTATAAATATAATGTCTATATTTAGTTTTATATAATTTAATTTCAAATTTTTATAATAAATTATATAATTTATTATAAAAATTTATGAAATTTATATATTATTTTATATATTATATATTTTGATTTATTATAATTATATTTAAAGAAAAATTATTTTAATTATAAATATAAAATGAATTTTATAACGTTTATATATACTTCTTGTGCATATATTTATGCGACTATTGCATTTTGTAATATAAGTTTTATGAATAAAAGGCAGTTATTATTAGAAAAAAGAATAGAAAAATTGGAAAGAAGATTTATAATGTTAAATTAAATAATAATTTTAATTTTTTTTATTTTATAATAATTTAAAGACAACGCTTATTTTATATTATAAATGTTATTTAATAATAAAATTAATTGGATTGAAGGATTTGTATCGGGATTACTGTCATGTCATATATATAATAGAATTCCATATAATGATTATTTAAATGCATTTATTATTGGAAGTGGTACTGGAATCATTGTCAATGTATTATTTAATAAATTATTTTCAAATACAGAAACAAAGAAGAGAATTAAAAATTTAGAATTTCAAAATGAATTATTGCAAAGACAAGTTAATTTAATTCTAAGAAATTTGGATGGAGATTTTATTGAAAAATGTTTATTTGATGAAGAAGAAGAGGACGATGATGAAGAAGAGGATGAAGAAGAAGAGGATGATGAAGAAGAAGAGGACGATGATGAAGAAGAGGATGAAGAAGAAGAAGACGATGAAGATGAGGAGGATAATGATGAAGAAGATGAAGAAAAAGAAGAAAAAGAAGAAAAAGAAGAAAAAGAAGAAGAAAATGATGAAGAAAATAACAATAATGAAGATAGAATAGAGTATGTAGAAGTAAAAAAAATCTATAAAAATACAGAGATTGAAGAAATTGATGATGAACCTAAAAAAAATAAATAAATAAATAAATAAATTATATTAATGATCGAAAGAATTAAGATTTATTATATATTTTAGTATATAATATTATAAAATAAAAATATAGTATATATTTTTTATTCTTTTGATTAAATATATATTTTTAATTATTAAATTTCATTTTTATTATTATAAATTTTATTATTATAAATTTTAATATATGTTATAACATAACATAGATAAATTTGTAATATTATTAATAAAATTTAAAATAAAAATTTGAAAAATTATTTAGTAAATAATAACTTAAGTATAAATTATTTATTATATAATTTATTTTAAATATGATTTAAAAAAATATATAAAGATTTCTTAATATTGATATATAATGATGAAACAAATGAATGTCATTAAGAGAAATAATGAAATTGAAGAGGTATCATTCGATAAAGTTTTAAATAGAATTAAAATATTATCAAAAGATTTAAATGTTAATTATATAGATATTGCTCAGAAAGTAATTAGTAGAATTTATGATAATGTTAAAACATCAGAATTAGATGAGTTAGCTGCTAATATTTGTAGTTCAATGATATGTGAACATCCAGATTATTCAGCACTGGCAGCTCGTATTAGCATTAGTAATCATCACAAAAATACAAGTCCATCTTTCTCAGAAACAGTATCTCTTTTATATAATAATGATTTTCCTTTGGTAAGTAAACAATTGTATGAAACTGTAATGAAGAATAAAGAAAAATTAAATAATTATATTGTTTATCAACGAGATTATTTATTTGATTATTTCGGTTATAAAACATTAGAACGTTCATATTTATTGAAAATTAATGGTAAAATTGTTGAACGTCCTCAGCATCTTATAATGAGAGTTGCACTTGGAATTCACGGTAATGATATTAAAGATGCATTACAAACATATGATCATATGTCAAAAAAATATTTTACACACGCAAGTCCAACATTATTTAATGCAGGTACACCAAGACCGCAACTCAGTTCATGTTTTGTTAAAGGAACTAATGTTTATACATCAAAAGGAATTAAACCTATTGAGGAAATTGAAATTGGAGATAAAGTTTTAACTCTTAGTGGTAAATTTTATAATGTGTCACAAATACATATTAATTCTTTAAATAATAGAAAATTATTTGATTTTAAAGCATATGTTACACCTGAAATAACAGCTACTGAAAATCATAGTTTTATGTCATTAACATCTGAACAAATTGAATGGGGTCAAGATGCACAATGGAATACTCTTGAACATTTAAGAGTAGGTGATTATATTCAAATTCCAGATGCACAAATAGAAGATAATAGCGATCCAATTATTGATTTATCAACAATGTTAAATTATGATAAAAATAAAAATTTAGATGAATCATTTCATCAATTATCTACAAAAAAAATAAAAGAATTTTTATATGAGTTATTTAAATTAAATAACTTTGTGATTAATGAATCAAAATATGATAGATTATTTATTCAAAATTTATATAATCTTGCAAAAAGTAGAGGAATTATTGTTTCATATGATGATTTCGAATTAACTATTCCAAAAGAAAGTGACATTTATATGAATACTTTAGAATTTAAAGGGAAAAAATATGTACGTATTATGTCCAAAAAATATTCTTTACGAAATGATGATACTGTATATAATATTGGTGTAGAAAATGATCACTCATATGTTGTTGAAGGATTAATTGCTAAAAATTGTTTCTTATTGTCAGTAAACGGTGATTCTGTCGAGCAGATTTACGATACATTTAAAGAATGTGCACTAATTTCTCGTTATGCAGGTGGAATTGGTTTACATGTTCATGATATTCGTGCAAAAGGAAGTATTATTAGAGGTACAAATGGAATTTCAGATGGAATTGTTCCTATGTTGAAAGTATTAAATCAAACTGCTAGGTACATCAATCAATGTTTTACTCCAGAAACAATTGTTTATACATCAAAAGGTCCAAAAGAAATTCAAAATATTAATCCAGATGATCAAGTAATTACATTAGATGGAACATTTAAACCAGTTAATACTGTTATTAAAAATGAAATTGAAAAAGATATTTTAGAATTTACATCACAATATGGATATCAAAATGTAAAATGTACTAAAGAACATGAAGTTTATGTTTGGAAAAAAAATGAAATTCAACCAAAATTTATTCCTGCAAATGAAATTAATATTGATGATTTAGTTGGTTATCCAATTCCAAATCATATTTGTGATTATGATTATTATGATAATGATTTCTTTAGAATATATGGTATTATGGTATCAAATGGTGTAATTGATATTATTAATAATAATTTAATGAAAATTAACTTATTATATAATTCAAGTTTAGATGATACTGTATTATTTATTAAATCCTATATTGATAATTGTAGTATATCAAATAACATTAATTTTAATGGATCTTTGATGATGATTGAATGGATTAATGATTTTGATAAATTTCCATTAAAATATGAACATTTATATGATAAAAATAATAATAAAATTATTAATCCAGATTGGCATCATTTACCAATTGATAAAACAAAATCTTTAATTAATGGTATTTTAGAATATCATAGTATTTCATTAAATAATAATTCAAGATTTAATTATTATTATTCTGGTGATAAAAATATTGAATATTCTTTACGTTATATATTGATTAGATTAAATATTTTATCAGGTAAATCTTCAAATAATTATTTAGTATTATTTCAAAATGATAAAAAAATTATACAAAATAATATTATATGGTCAAGAATTGAAAATATTAAAACAATTCCCTATAAAGGATTTGTATATGATTTGAATATTCAAGATAATCATAATTATACAACTGATTTAGGTCTTGTTCATAATAGTGGTAAGCGCAATGGTTCAGTAGCAGTTTATATTGAACCATGGCATGCAGATATCTTTGAATTCTTAGATCTTAAAAAACCTCATGGTTCAGAAGAAGATAGAGCACGTGATCTATTCTATGCTTTATGGATTCCAGATTTATTTATGGAACGTGTAAAGAATAATCAAAAATGGTCTTTAATGTGTCCAGATAAATGTAAAGGATTAGCAGATGTATATGGTAATGAATTTAAAGAACTATATGAAAAATATGAATCAGAAGGATTATATAATAAACAAGTCGATGCACAACTATTATGGTTTAAGATTTTAGAAATTCAAATTGAATCTGGAACTCCTTATCTTTTATTCAAAGATGCTTGTAATAAAAAGAGTAATCAAAAAAATTTAGGGACTATTAAATCGAGTAATTTGTGTGTTGCTCCTGAAACTATGATTTTAACTGATAAAGGATATTATCCAATTATTGATTTAGTTGAACAAGAAGTAAATGTATGGAATGGTAAAGAATTTAGTAATACTATTATTAAACAAACTGGTAAAAATCAAAAATTACTTACAGTTAAATTTAGTAATGGTATGGAAATTAGGTGTACACAATACCATAAATTTTATATTGAGGTTGGTAAAAGACCATTTGATAAAAGTGTTGTTAAAATAATTGAAGCTAAAGATTTAAAATTAAATATGAAAATTATTAGGTATGAATTACCAACCATTAATATTAAATCAGAGCTAGTTATGAAATATCCTTATACACATGGTTTATTCTGTGCTGATGGAACTTATGAAAAACATGATGAATATTTACAACATCAATGTAATTATCAAAGATGGAATAATACTTCTTTTTGTAAGAAACATCAAGATTTTGAATTATTATTTGATAATAATAATAATCAATGTTGTGCACAAAGTTTCTGTAATAAACCTAAATTATGGTTATATGGTGAAAAAAAAAAATTAATTGAATATTTAGAATGGACATATTTTAATGAAGATAATTCTCAAGATAGATTAAATCTTGCATTACCTCATGATATTGATGAAAAATATTTAGTACCAATTAATTATGATATTAAAACAAAAATAAGATGGTTGGAAGGTTATTTTGATGGAGACGGATGCATTGTATCTAATAATGGAGTAAAAAATATTCAAGTATCTAGTTCAAATAAAGAATTTTTAATTAATGTATTTTATTTACTACAAACTATTGGTATTAATGCACCTATTAGTCTTTTACGTGATAAAAGAATGACATTAATGCCAGATGGAAGAGGAGGAAGTAAAGAATATTTATGTCAAAATGTATATAGATTAAATATTTCATGTTCAAGTGTTCTTCATTTAATATCATTAGGATATTCTCCAAAAAGATTAAATATTGAAAATATTAGAGCACCTAATCATATAACTAATAAATATATTCAAATTACTGGTATTGAAGATAAAGAAGAATATTCTGATACATATTGTTTTAATGAGAAGACTGAACATGCAGGCATATTTAATGGAATTCTCACAAAAAATTGCTCTGAAATAATAGAATATTCATCACCTGAGGAAACTGCCGTATGTAATCTAGCAAATTTAGCTCTTCCAACATATATCGAATATGATGAAAATTCTAATCCATACTTTAATTATAATAAACTTCATGAAGTAACAAAAATAATTACAAAAAATCTTAATAAAATTATTGATATTAATTTTTATCCAGTAGAAAAATGTAGAAGATCTAACCTTAAACATAGACCATTAGCAATTGGCATACAAGGATTAGCAGATGTATTTGTTTTAATGAGATTACCATTTGAAAGTGATGAAGCTAAACATTTAAATAAATTAATTTTCGAAACAATTTATCATGCTGCTATTGAGCAAAGTATGGTAATTGCAAAAACACGTTATGAAACAATTAATAATTCAGATTTAACAGATGAACAAAAAACAATTTATTTAAATAGTAATGAATTTGATCCAAGTATAGATTCAAAATATCCTGGAGCATATTCATCATTTGAAAATAGTCCAGCATCTCAAGGAAAATTACAATTTGATCTATGGGATAATTTTGAAAAAGTATCAGATAGATATGATTGGAATTCTCTTAAAGAAGATATAAAAAAATATGGGTTAAGAAATAGTTTATTAACAAGTGTAATGCCAACAGCAAGTACATCAAATATTATGGGATTCAATGAAGCTTGTGAAGCATTTACATCAAATATTTATAAAAGAAAAACATTATCAGGAGAGTTTATTATTATTAATAAATATTTAGTAAAAGATCTAATTAAAATGAATCTTTGGAATACTGAAATGAAAAATAAAATTATTCTAAATAATGGTAGTGTTCAAGATATTGATGATATTCCAGATAATATAAAAAAATTATATAAAACTGTATGGGAAATTAAACAGAGGCATTGTTTAGATCAAGCAGCTCAAAGAGGACCTTATATTTGTCAATCACAATCTACTAATCTATTTATTGAAGATCCTAATAATAAAATTCTATCATCAATGTATTTCTATGCATATATGTTAGGTCTAAAGACAGGTGTATATTATTTGAGAACAAAACCAAAAGGACAATCACAAAAATTCACAATTGAACCAGAATTTAAGAAAAAAGAAGAAAATAAAAAGAAATTTATTTGTACTGATGAAGTTTGTACATCATGTCAATGATATTATATCTCTACAATATTATAGTAATAATGAAATTTTATTATTATTTATTTGATGATACAAAAATTAATATTAATCCAGTAACAATAAAAAATATACCAAATATACTATAGGCACTTAATTTTTCATTTAAAATAAAGTATGCAAATATTAAAGAATATAAAGGTGCAGAATAAACAACTGCACTGATTATTGAACTTTTACTATGTATATCCAATATATATGCATATAGTAAATTTGTAATAAATACAAGAATAATCATATTAATAGCAATATAAAATAAACTTCTTGATTTTATTTTAATATTAGTTTTTATATGATTCCAATAATATAATGAAAAAATTAAAGAACATAAAAAATAGAATATATTACTATAAAATAAATACATAATTAAATCAACATCTTTAAATATATGTTTTATAAGTATTGGATTTAATCCCCATAATATTGATATAAAAATAGCGATAACAATTCCAAATTTATCCATTTATACTTTATTATTTTAAATTAAAAATTTTAAATATATAATTTTAAAACAATATCATTTAATAATATAATATATTTATAATTATTATTTTTTTTATAATTAAAATATTTTTTATCTAATTTATATTTATATAATTTTACATAATTATCATAATTGAATTCAACTATTGTTATGATATTATCAGAATTTACTAATTCTTTATTTAATAAAATCAATATAAAATTAAAATTTAAATAAATTTTAACATTTTTTTTTATTTTTAATATATTATATTGTCCTCTAAAAGTACCTACTGTAATTATATTTAATAATGGATTACATATTTTATTAATTATATTATCTGAGAATTTATATTCTTTTCCATTCCCTTTTAGATTTAAAGCTGATGATACTGAATAAAAATCTCCATCAAGTGATAAATTATCTTCATTAATAGTTAAATATGTATTAAATATATGAAATGGTATTGTACCTCCCATAACACTTAATTCAAAATCTTCAATATTTTTTGATATTATAATTCCATTATAATATTCTGATTTTAATACTAATATTTTTGTAATATCATTTTTATGTAAGAATAATTCTTCGCTATTTTCTATTGCAGGATGACTTGGGAGTAATAAAGTATAAAAATATGTTTTTTTATCATTGTTTTTTTTGTGAAAACCAAATGCAAACGATGTATATCCCATTGCATTCATTGCAGCAGGAATATATGTATCTAGTACCTTTGGTTGATTTGAAAAGAAATCCCATAAATTCCATGATATTATTGAATAATTATTAACATTATCTAAATATGTTTTTTTATAATTAAAAGGTGTAATATTTATTATATAATCAAAATTATTTTCTCCAAAAATATTTAATCTATCTTTCCACCATCTATTACTTTGTAAATAATATTTCCCTTTAAATTCTATATTATAATCATTTTGTAAGCCAAATATATATTTAGGGACAAAATTGATATACTTACCATCAGACGATATTATAATATCATATGGAGATTTTTTATCAGTTATAATACTAGATATAACTGCTATAGGTGTACTATTTATATTAAATATATATTGTTTTATTAATTTATTATGTACTAAATTAAATAATGTATTATTATTAGATTCTTTTTGTGTGTTATTAGTACAAAAATATGATGGAATATTATAAATAAAACCATCATAACATCCTATATATATATTACCATTTATATCTAAAGAAGGTGATGCATTTAAATTTTTTCTATAATGTCTATCATGTTCATGATAAAATAAAGAAATATCATAATATCCTATAAATCCATTATATAAATCAAAACTATATAATTTTCCATCTCCAGATCCAATAATAATAATATTATTATTGGATATAATTGGAGATGAACAAAAAGGTGCAGTTGATTGATATATCCATAATTTATTTCTATTATTAATATCTAATGCAAAAATATCACCATTCATTTCTGCAATAATTAATATATTATTTTTATATGCAGGAGATGAATATATTTCTATATTTGTATCAATCGACCATAATAATTTAAATTTATTATTTGAAATATCAAAGTTATTAATTTGACCTTCTGAATTACAAACTATAACATTATTATTATTTATTAGTGGTGATGATTTTACTTCACCACTAGTTTTATATTTATATATTAATTTTCCAGTTTTTGATTCTAACATATAAATATATCTATCTAAACTTCCAAATATAACAAATTCTTCATTATTAGTTAAACATGCACAAGTCCATATCATCATATCTGTATAATATGACCAAATCATTTTTCCATTAAATCCATTTATACAATAAAAATAACCATTATCACATCCTGCATATATATTTCCATTACTATCTATTTGAATATTTCCTTCAAATGAATTCACAATAGAATTATCATCACTTTCTTTATATTCAGGAACAAAAATCCATTTAATATTTCCATTATCTTTATCTAATGCATGTATTGCACCATCACCACCAGGTATAATAACAATGTTTGATGGATGTAATACTGCAGCTGAATCTATTAATGAATCATTTTTACGTTTTAATTTATATGTCCATTTTATTTTATTATATTTATCTATACACAAAAATAATCTATTTGATGATCCTACATAAATATTATTATTTTCATCAATTACAGCTGTTCCCCAAATTATACCACCAATATGAATTCTAGATATATCAGTATATATATTATTTTTTATTAAAGCATTGTAGTTTGATACACCACAATTCGAAATTCCATTTCTAAACGATTTCCACATTTATAATAAATTTATATATATTATTAATATTTATTAAAATAAATAATTACACATTTATCATCACATATATAAAATTTTCTATTTTTTTTTATAATTTTTATTATATATATATATGATAAAGTACCTATTATTGTATATGTTAATTTTTTAAGTAATTTCATTTAATATTTAAAATAGTTTTATTTTTAAATAATTTATGGATTTTTTATGATTATATATATTAAATGGAATTATATTTAAAATTAATTTTAATTGTAATAGTAATATTTATAAATATTATTTTATATATTTTATATTATAATAATTATTTACCTTATAGAAAAAAATTACAAGATAAAATTTTACAAGAAAAAAATTATATTGAGAAAATTTTACAAGAAAAATTTTCCATAAAAAAAAATAATATATAAAAATAATTTAGTTAATATATTTTATGCATACTTTAATTCATAATAAATATATTGGAAATTTAAAATTGATAAATATTATATCAAGAATTAATCTGAATCATATTAAACCATCATTTGAAAAATTAGATATTAATTATAAATATTTAATAAAAAAACAAATATTATGGATAAGAAAAAATGAAAATAACTTATATGAAAAAGGCAATATTCAACAAAATGAAGATAATAACAAGTATCCGTTAATTAATATTGATAATAAATTAATTATTAAATTATTAGATATATTCACAGAGGAATCTAATACAAGAAATAATAAAAACATATTGTTACAATTTAATAGAATAACATCAACACAATTATATCAACCATATTATAATTATAATTATAATATGAATGAAGGTATTGATAAACAAGCAATTATATGTGTAAATCGTTATAATATTTATGGTGGTATAAGTGAATTAAAAAATAAATATAATAAAAAAATTAAATTAGAATTATCACCAGGTTACATGATAATTTATGATAATGATAATATTGAATATAAAGAAACTGAAATGATTTGTGGAGAGCTCGATACAATTGGATATAAAGATATAATACTAATATCTTCTTTTAAAAATTAAATATTTTTAATATAATTTATTTTTTTATTTAATTTATTAAAAAATAATTACATCTTTTCCCCCCCAATGATATATGATGGATAATTAAAATTAATATATATATAATATTTATTAATTTAAAAACAAATTATTATTATTAAATAAGTTAAACAAAATGACTGAAATTACTTCACAAATTGATGATAAATTTGTTACATTTTTAATGAATGAAATGAATAATAAAGAACAAAAATTATTTGCACAAAATTTTATGTATTATTTAAAATTTGGTGATGATCCAAGTGCATTTGTTATTGATTTTAATGATGTTTGAAAATGGGTTGGATTTACTCGTAAAGATAATGCAAAAACATTATTATTAAAATATTTTAAAGAAAATATACATTATATAATTGCGCTCCATTAATCACTATAGTTGGACAAAACCATATATTAAATTATTTTATTTTTATACTCTTAAAAAATAAAAAAAATATTAAATTATACACCATAATAAAATATCATATACGATTTTGGCAAAATTGTACTCATTACCGTGTTCATCAGCAAAAACTGTGAGAAAATGTACATCTATAATAAGTATATACATGTCCTATTTTTTATTATTTAAATTATTGAGTATAATTACTTGTAAAATATTTGAAGTTAAAATCAATAACTTAAAATCCGCATCATCTGGATTGAACCGTATAAATTGACATTTAAGCTTCTTTTCAATAATTTCTTGACGATTAATATCTTTGTCACGATCATAATGTTTGTGATTATATTCGTCACATTCTATGGCTAGTTTATATTCAGGAATATATAAATCTATAAAATAACTCAGGACTTTATATTGTCTCTCTACTTGACAAATAGGTAACAGAACCTCATATAAAAATCCTAAAATTTCAGTTTCTTTGGGCAAGAATCTTTTTATATAATTTATATTAATATCCTGAAGTGCAATGGTTTTCTTACTATATTGAGCATAATGTAAACAAAGCTGATTATAACATTTGGTAGATAGTAATATAGTTTCTTTATTAAATCCACCAAGGTTCTTTTTTCTATTGGGATCGTGACATCTATGTTGTACATAATCTATACCGCATACAAATCCTGTTCTATTTAGATATTTCTTCAAATTGTCTTTTCGTGAAGCAAGCTCTTTAGAAATATCATCAAGATTGTAAATAAACTCATTCATTGGTATCAATAATTATTTAAATTAAAAAGAACATGTTTATAAATATAAATATTAGTTTCAATTTTTTAAATTTGAATTAAAAAATTTGAATTCAAAAACTAAAATTCATAATATAAAGAAAATTCAATACTATATATGAATTAATCATGTCCCTTCTTGAGAAACTTCCTGAAGTAGTATCAAAATACTGGGATTTTAATAGGAACTCAGTTTCACCTGCTGACATTTCATATGGAAGTGCAAGTAAATATTGGTGGAAATGTACTAAAGGACCTTGTGGAAATCATGTGTGGTTCCAATCTCCAAATGCTATGAAGAATATTAAAAGCTGTCCTTTTTGTGCTTCTTCATGTGGAAAGGTATGTCCATGCAAGTGCAATTCTTTAGGGACATTATATCCCGATCTTATTTTGATGTGGAATTTCGAGTTAAACGATATGACACCATATGATTATTTGCCACGGTCAAATAAACGTGTATGGTGGAAATGTGATCAACGATGTGGAAACCATATTTGGGAATCAAAGATAAATAGTGTGACAACATTTAATACAAAATGCCCTTTTTGTGCGAATACACAAGTATGTAAATGCAAATGTAATTCTCTTGCCCATGAACGTCCAGATTTAATGAATCAATAGGATTATGAAAAAAATGACACATCTCCAGAAGAAATTACAAAAGGTTCTGGCTATAATGCATGGTGGAAATGCCAAAATGGTTGTGGAAATCATCAATGGCAAGTAAGTGTAAACAAACGAACATGTCCAAACCAACCAACAAATTGCCCATTTTGTGTTAATTTTAAACCATGTCCTTGTGGATGTAATACTGTTTATGGTGATTCAGTAATGATGAGCTTATGGGATGTTGATAGAAATGATAACAGTCCGAAGAGCATTGTGCAAGGAAGTAGTGTAAAATATTGGTGGAAGTGTTCAAAAGGATGTGGAAATCATAGATGGCAAGCAAGCGCATATCATATTAAAAATGGTAGTAGATGTCCAATATGTATCGGAAAAACAATCTGCCCTTGTAAATGCAATGCTTTGAGCACCCAATTACCTTATATAAACTCAATTTGGAGTCAAAACAATTCATTCTTACCAAATGAAGTGACACGTTTTTCAAATCGTCTTGCTGAATTTGTATGTGAAAAACATGGCACATGGAGCACTATTATCAATGTAATTGGAGGACAAGGATGTGGATGTCCTCAATATGGAATAATAAAACGTGCGAATGCACAAAGGATGACAAACGATGTTTTTATATCAAAATGCAAATTGATATGGGGTGATAGATTTTTATATAATGACACTTTTTATCATAATTATCACGGAAAGGTAACCGTTACGTGTAAGGATCATGGTATTTTTCAAAGTACTCCAGCAACATTACTTGATTCAAAAACGCTTAAAGCATGTCCTAAATGTGCTCATAATACATATTCAGCAAAATCAATAAAGTGGTTAGAATTGATGTCAGTGATTTACAAATGCAATATTCGTCATGCAGAAAATCAAGGAGAGGAACTGATCTGGATTGGAGGAAAAAGGTATAAATGTGATGGCTTTTGTCCTGAAACAAATACTGTCTTTGAATTTTATGGTAATTACTGGCATGGAAACCCAAAAATATTTCAATCCAATTTTATTAATAAAACAACTGGAATTACAATGGGGATTTTATATGCAAACACAATTGAAAGAGAAAAACAAATTATGTTAGAAGGATTTAATATAAAAGTCATTTGGGAATCAGAGTGGGATAAATTTAACAAGGTATTAAAGAAAATACAGAGAATATGGAAATCAACACGCACAACAAATATGTAAATAGCTAAAAATTTCAAAAAAATATTTCCATTATATACATCGATTCGCAAGTTGTTATAAGAATAAAAATTTTATAATTTTTATAAATTTATTAGAAAAAATATATAAAAAATAATCTTTATTTTTTATTATTAAAATTAAACGTATTATAAATAAAAAAATAACATAAATCTATTATTATCATTAATAGATCTAAACATAGTTTTTATTTTACTAAATATTATTTCTACAGGATTAGCTTCTGGTTGCGCTACAGGAATAAATATTTTTTGTTACCCCTTGGGGATTAGAAACTCCCTTTGGGTTGTCCATCCATTTTTATACATTTATGAATAGCTAGATTATCCATAATTATTCTTGTAGGTGGAAGATTGTTTACATACCATTGGCACCTTGCTACATAGATCCTTCATATAATGGTTTTAAATGGCAAGCAGTTTAAAAATTATTTATCTAATATTCTCCATTTGTATCCTTTAGTTATATATTCAAATTCACATGCAGATTTTAAAGTTTGTCTAGATATTTTAAATTCTTTTATAATATCCTCAATTGATGAATAAGTTTTAAGTATTTCATTTGAAATTGGATGTAATTGTTCAATTTTAATAGAACTTATAGGTACTCTTTTATCTGGAAGATTATTAGATAATAAATATTTGTTTTTTAATTCTTCAGAACAATCATCCCACATTATAAAATAATGTCCACTAGATATTGATTTTCTTTTAATGGCATTAGATATTGATGCTGTACTAGTAAATTTTCTATCTATTGAAGCTTCTTTTTGGTCACAAAATACATTAATTATTTTATTTTTATCTAAATTTAACATAGCAACATATCCTTTTTTAATTATTTTTGAATCTATTGTTTCATCTAAATATTGAAAAGTATCATCAGGTAAATTTCTATCTAATTCAATCCATCTACAATTTTTATAAATTATATTATTTTTTATTGCATTTTTTATACTATTTCTAGTAATATCAGATAGTTCTGAATCACGAATTACATATGCATAACTATCATATGTTTTTATTAAAGTTTTAGAGTCTGAAGAATATCTTTGAATTTTATTTCCTCTAGATTGAGTATGACGTCTTGAATCAGATAATAGAATAATAGGATCTATATATGTATTATAATCGTCAATTTCATTATTTTTAATATTATCATTAATTTCATTATGATTAATTTCATTATTATCAATTTCATTAATATTATTAATTTCATTTATTAGTTTTAGTTCTTCAGTTCTAGCTTGAATTTGTTTTAATTTAATATTTTCTAAAGCTATTATTTGTTCAGCTGAAACTGATGATGAAAATTTAAATTTATTATGTATAGCGATTCTAATTATATCTTGAATTTCTTCATCTGTTACTAAAAATAATTCAGTAGAATTCATTTCATTATATTTATATTTTTTTATATTTTGATGTGTATGTAAAAATTTTTCGAATGCTTCATTCATTGGACATTCAAATACTTTAAATATATAAAAAGTTTCATATTGTTTAATTAATTTTGGAACTCTAATATCTAATTCTTTAGTAGAACCTATTTTAATAATATATTTACCATCTTTTTCTGATATTTTTGCAAAATATACAATATATTTATCTTTAAATGCTTCTACTAAAGCATCATGTTGATTTTTTTGAATTATTAATTTATTTTTATTTGCTTCTTGTTCTAATGCAATTTTAATTTGTTCACTGGTTTCTGCACGAATACGTTCTTTTTCTTCAATTTTTAACTGTAATTCATATTTACCTGTTTCACGAATAGATTCAAGAACTTTACTAACCCATTTTTGAAATGGTTTAGCAATAGGTTTACGTGAATTCATTAATAATCTATATACACCACTTTCAGTAAGAAATAAGACTTCTTGTGGTCCACCAGGGGTCATACTAGTAGTTAGCACCTTTTCATCTTCATCAAAAGATATAATAGACTTTGAAATATTTTTTATTTCTAATATTTTAGCAAATTCTGATGCTCTAAATAATGGTTTATTATTTTTCCATAAGATATTGATATTATGTTCAACCCCATTTAATACAAATGCTTTTAAAATATCCATACTGTTAATGTAATTATAATATTATAACTTATCTTTATATAGTTTTAATTGTTTTTAAATTACTGATGAACATCCACAATTAACATTAATTAACTGTGAGTGTTTGATTTAATTTATTATATATATTTGTATAATAAAAACCAATATTTTTAAGATCTTCTTCAATGTTATAATTAATTAATTAAAAATAAAAAAATAGTTTTAATTATATAAAATTTTAAATTATATTTTTATAATTTTTAATATGTTCATAAATTTAATTTATAGTTTTAAAAATATTAAAATCTTTATCTTGTGGACTATATCTAATAAATTTACATTCTAATTTATTAATAATATAATTTTCTCTAATTATATCTTTATCATTATTTTGTAAATTTCTATGATGATTTTCATCACATTCTATAGCTAATTTATAATCTGGAAAATATAAATCTATTTTTAAACTTATTTAAAATTATCAAAAAAATTATTCATCATTCTCATCAAATTGCCACATAAAACCTTTATGAGCTTCTTGGTTGATACATGATCGTTTTAATACTGCTCGTGACATGTAAAATTCTTTTAAAACTTCTGAAATAGATTCAAATGTTTTGATTACTTTTCGTGTATTGATATCAATCTGATGTACTCGTGTACCTTTTGATAATGCAACATTTGGTAATTTAGCTCTAGATAAATATTCATTTTTTAGATCTTCTGAACAATCTTCATAAAAGCAAAAAAAATGATTATGTACTAGTTTATCTTTTTTTATTGCTTCATTTATTGTTTGTTTTCTATTAATCCCAGTGATTTTTGCGGCTTCAGCTTGAGATGGAAATACATTATTAATTTGTGTTTTTTCTTTATTAAGCATTGCTATAAATTGTGGAATAGATGAATGATGAATTTCTACAGTTTGTGGAATTTCATATTTAATTTGTTCAGCGGATGGTTCAATAAAAAACCATCTATATCCATGATATATTGTATTATTATTTGCGGCTGCTTTAATTCCATATTTTGACATAAGTGGATTACATCTTATTACATCCATAATACCATCGTATGTCTTAATCAATTCAAATGAATCTTTGTCATACTGTTGCACTTTGCGATTTCGTGTATTGTTTCGTGGAACATTATTTTGATCTAATTTTGAAACTATTTCTTCTTCATCTTCTTTAATTTGATTACTTTGGTCTTGTATGTTTTCATTAAAATTTGTTTGTAATTTTGATAATAATTCAATCATGGATTGATTATTTGAATTATTTGCAATTAAATCTAGAAATTTTTGTTCATTTTCTAGACGTTTCATTTCAATATATTCAGATGGATTAAATCCTTGGTAATATCCAATATTCTTCTTAATAATTTTAATGATCATTTTATAATCATCATCAGTGACTAAATATGTTTCACTCGACCTTACATCTTGGATTTCTTCTTCGAATCTAAGTCTTTGAATTTCAGGTCTTCTTTTTAAGAATGATTCAAAAGTAATATTATTTCTAACTTCAAATATATTGAGAAATATGGAATCTCCGAAGTTATTTGATAATGCACGATTTCTGTCATCAATATTATCAGACCATCCAAGTTTTAATATAAAACGATGTTCATCATAATTTTTTAATTTTGTGAGGTAAAGAACATCTTTATTTTTAAATGATTGTTTTAAAGCATTATGTCTTTCATGTTCAGTATTTTGCTCAAGTTCTTTTATATGCTCTTTTTGATTAGCAAATTCAATTTTTTGTTTTACCATTTGTTCTCTAAGATATTTCATAAAAATCTTTTCCATTTTAAGATAATAATCACATACTTCATCACCTCTTTTTGTTGAGGCTTTTAGACAAAACTTTTTAAATGTATCAACATTTAATATTATAATTTCTTTGTTTTGACCTCCATAAACTCGCTCCCTCGCCTGAGGGAGCGCAATTGTATAATGTATATTTTCTTCAAAATATTTTTTAAGCAAGTCTTTTGCTTTATCTTTTTTTGAAAAACCAATCCATTTCCAAACATCATCAAAATCAATAACAAATGCATTTGAATCATCTCCATATTTTAAAAATTGTGCAAAATGATTTGCAAATAGCTTCCTGATCATCTGAATTAAATTCATTTAAAAGATATTTAATAAATTCATCATCAATTTGATTGCTTAATTCTCTAATATCTGTATTATTTGTTGTCATTGTGATTATATTAATAAATGTATGTTATTATTAAATAGTAATGAATCTAAATTTTAATTAATAAATTATATATTTTAAGATATATTTTGTGATAATCAATTGGAAAGAATGACAATTTCTTTAAATTTTATTAAAATAAAAAAATTATAATTTATTCTGATAATTGTGTATATTTCTCCATTAATATATTGAATTTTTCTAAAGTTGTTTTCTTTTTTGATTCAGGAGTTGACCAACTTTTTACTCCTTGTTCAATTAGTTTAGGATGATTATTTATTACAAATTTATCACCTCTTTTATCAGTTGCTACTATATACCAACAATATTTTGGTATATCTTCAATTTTAACACCACATTTTTCTGGTAATTTTGATTGAGTTTTACGTCCTGGTGCTGTATTACGATTTGATTCAATTATATCTTTATCAGAATCATTATTATCTGATAGTACATTTTCTGAAATATTACCTTCATAAACTTGAATACATTTACAAATTTCATAGTATTCTCTTTTATTTTCTTTAGATTTATTATTTAATTCTTCATCATTATAATCATTATTTAATTCATCTAATTCTTCTAATCTTGCAATAATATCTTGATATTTTTGAATTATTGTTAATTTTGATGATTTTGTACCACTCATAATTGGCTTTTTACGAATTTCTTGAGTTACTTCTTTTACTAACTGAGGATGTTTTTCTATAATAAATTTTTTTTCTGTATTATCCCATCTAACATATTTAGGTAATTCATTAATACCTAATGCAATTAATTCTTCACAAGGAGGTTTTTTATCAGATCTAGTATCTCTATTACTATTTTGTTGTCCTTGAGTCGCCATTCTTAGATTTTTAACACGATTATCGAATTTAATACGATTAATATGATCTACAGAAAGATTTTCGTTATCATAATCTTTAATTTTATTATAATGTGAGATTAAACTATGCATATATCCAACAATTTTATTATTAGCATAACCTCCTCCATTAACATGCCAATCATATTTATTAATATAATAATCATTATTTATATCATATAAAATAGGATTTTTATCTTGGTTATTAACGATTAAAGCATAATATTTATTAATATTATTTTCAGATATCGCATATTTTATTTTATATTCTTCTTTACTTTTAATTTTATTTAATTCTATTTTTTCAGATATTTTATATGTCATTTTTATTTGTAAAATGAATGCAAAAATAATATTTATTTTTAATTCAAATTTTATATATTTTTTAAAATATTATATTTGAATTTAAATATTTTTAATAAATTTTTATATAATATAAATATAAATGAATTGTATGGGAGTCTAATTTGAATATGCTAATCCACCCATACCACTCATGATACGGAGGACATTGTAGTTAACTGCATACACGCGTACTTTAACTGTCTTGCCACCAGCAACAGAGTTTGGTGTAAGAGTAAGTGCAAGAGTTGCGTTATCAATACGAGAGAAGTTGCAAGTTCCAGATGGTTGATGTTCTTCCGGTTTAAGACCGAATGAGTATACATTTATACCAGTAACTGGTACATTTTCGTGATGCTGATATGGTTGAACAAGATTGAAATAATTTCCATCACGTTCTGAGAAGCGGTCGTGACCATTGAGTTGGAGTTTGCAAAGGGAAACTGGGTTAATACCACCTTCGAAAGAAACTGGTACGAATACATTGTTAGCACCACCAGCTGCAAGACCTGGCATAGAACCAGCATCGTGACCATCAGTGTCACCAAAAATGTCACTAACATTAGAGCTAGTAAATACATTGGTTGCATTATATGTGTTATCTTGGGCATCAGTGTAATTGAACCATTGTTTACCGAGAGCATGGGAAGCTGCGGCAACTGCACCTGATTGATCAGTAATATTAGTATCTTGTTGAATAACCCAGATTAATTCTTTTACAGGATGGTTGAAATTTAATTTAATCTTATTATTTGAAGTGTTTGTGCTTTCATCACCTGTGAATTGAAGTTGTTCTATAAGATATTCGTGGGAAACTTGTGCAAAACGACGTCTTTCATCGGTATCCAAGTATATGTAATCTATATATAGAGAGCATGATTGTAAAGAGCCAACAGATACTGCATTAAGATTAGTGGTCCATGTAGCACCACCATCAGTAGTAGTACCTGCCCAATAGCAATCAGATGCTGGACGTAATTCAAGATTAATTTTAACTTCATGGTATTGGAGGGCAATAAGTGGAAGTGCAAGACCTGGGTTGCGTGCAAACCAGAATTCAAGTGGTACGTAAAGGATTGGACCAGCAGTTGAGGAGTGGCCAGCACCAGATACATTTACTGCAGATGTAGTTTGATTGAATACTGGAGTAGTGAGGGATGGTACATTGCCAACCATGTTAGCATAACCGAGTTGATGACCGGCAGTTTGGGTAAGTTCATTCCAAACATGAAGCCAGTCACCATAGTGTTTGTCAATACGTTGACCACCAATTTCAAGTTCTACATTGCGGATCATTACATGACCGACCCAGTTAAGCCATCTAAAACCAGTGTAGGCAGATGCACTGGATTGAGCTGGTACGGAAACAACTGGGAGTTGTACACGGAGATAAGTTCTGTGGATTAAATCACCATTACGAGAAATAGTGCATGTTACTTTTTTTCCCCAATCAGATTGACCATTGAATACTTGTTCAATAGATTCCATAGAGAAATTAGTGTGACGTCTGTAAATTACTTTGAAGAAGGTAATTTGTGGGTTACCGGTGAGGTAGATATCTTGAGCACCGTAAGCAACTAACTGCATAAGTCCGCCTCCCATTATATTTATATTATATATTGAGAAAATAATTTGAACCAAACTCACTTAATTAAAATTAATTAATTAAAATTAAATTAAATAATTCTTGATAAATATACATTGATAGATAATTTATATTAATTAATCAAATATATTATGTATCTAATTAATTTATTCTTTTACCAAATATAAATTTATTTAAAAATTAAAAATTTAATTGATTAATGATATTTATGCAATATTAGATAAAATTGATTCTTATTATTATTGTTCATTTTGTCAAATTAATACATGTAGATTAATTGGATGGTATAATAATATATGTATAATGGTATTAGATACAGAAAGTGGATAAATCTATTTAAATTTAAATAATAATTATTAAAATGACATGGTTAAATAAGACTTATAATAATACAAGTATATTTATAGCGATTGGATCATACATCATTATATACACAGACTACTTCTATTGTTACCTCTTCTTCTATCACTTATTATGAATCCAGTTAATCCATCAGTTTAACTCATCTAGATACATAGTCCAAATCGGTGTTTCTAAAAAGAAATCATTAGAATAATTATATAATGATTGTATCAATTATATAATGATTGTATTAATAAATCAAATTCCTTAAATAATTAAAAATTCAAAATACATATTATATAAAAAATAATTAATTTTTATTATATATAACAATTATAACAATGTGGTTTATTTGTAAATCAATATTAACATTTTTTTTTATTACAGGTATATATATTATATATGAAATTTTTTAAACTTTAATTTGAATAAATTTTTATTATTAATAACATTAATAAAATCTGAAAAAAATTAATAAAGTTTCTAATATTTTAATGATAATTAAAACTTCTATTAAAATATTATATATTTATTGCCTTTTACTTGAAAATAATAAATATTATGTAGGAAGAATAAATGATTGTGATAAACGTTTTAATGAACATTAAAATAATCAAGGTTCTGAATAGACTAAGATATATAAACCAATCGAAATATTTGGAATCATACCTAATTGTGATAATTATGATGAAGATAAATATATAAAAATCATGATGGATATATTTAGTATTGATAATGTACTTGGTGGAAGTTATACTCAAATAAATTTAAGTTATGAAATAAAAGAAATTTTAAATATAGAAATAAAAAAATGCAAAAAATCTTTGTTATAATTGTGGAGAATCAGAACATTTTATAAAAAATCGTAAAAATATATGTTATAATTGTAAAAACTATATACTAATTTTACTTGTAAAGGATGTGAACTTATTTTAGATAATATAAAACATATACAATCACAATTAACAAATGATTTATCATTAAATTATTTAATAAAAATAAAATCGAATTAGAAACATGTCTTGTTGAAATTTGGAAACAACTTATTCTAAAAAATTTTGCAATAATAATATACAAGTATCTACATTTACTCCTTATAGTTGTTATGTAACGAAGATATCAGTTATTACAGTGATTATAATAATGTTAAAATATATGATAAAGAATCAATAAATCTTGATTTATCAAAATATAATTTGATAATTTATCATCATGACAAACATGATTGTACATCTGAAAGTAAAATAATAAAAATTCTAGAACATAATAAATGATCAGGAATTTTAATTTTAAAAAATTTAATATTTATAAGAGATATCTGGAATAATATAAAACAATTAAAAATTGATGTAACACAAAAATCTCATTGGATTGGAATAGTTTTATTTCGATAAATTATTTTTGCGAATATTTATTTTTAATATAATTTCTATCATCTATAAAAATTTTATGTAATTTTTCATTATTTTTATTTAATACTGCTAAATAATTTAACATTCTAAATAATGATAACCAATTTTTATTCATAGCTTTATAGACTTTATTTAAAGCATCGTGTCTTTCTTTTACTGTTTTATTTTCAAGATCATGATATCCATATTCACCTAATTTATGATCTTTATCAAATACTATATATATTCTTTCACCTGTTTTAGAATATAATCCAGATTTTCCTGTATGTTCTCCTTTTTCTTTAATACAATCAGCTGGTACTATAGTTTTTTTTATTTTAATAGTTTTATTAAGTGATGTTTTCGTATATTCATTTTTAATATATGCAGATCTACGAATCATACCCGATGGACATTTTTTAGGTGATATATTTGATGTTAATTCTTCAGCTTTTTTTTGTTTTTTGAGCATTTCTTGTATTATAGGTTTATTAACATTTTCAGATTTTTTACCAGATTCACTAGTTGATTTAATGCATGTTGATTTAACAACAGTTCCTTTAGATGTAGTATAACCATCTCTTAAAATATAACCATCAGAACATTTTTTAGTCATTTTATATTATGATATGTTTTTTTATATTTTAATATAAAAAATGAATATAAATTCAATATTGAAATATAGTCAAATATTTATTGATATATTATTATCAATAATATATATTTGGTTATTTGTTTATTTAATAAGAATAAATATTATTAAATGTATATGTGGTATTAATTTTTTAAATAAACTTATAATTATATTTACTTTTTTAATAATATTATTTTCTTTTATATCGGTATTTATGAAAAATGAAAAATATATTATATATTTTTTTATATTTAGACTTATTATTATATTAACTAATATAATTTTGATATTAAAATATGCTCATAAATTGAAAAAAGAAAAATGTATATGTTCTAAAAAAATATATAATATTATTAGATATTTTATATTAGTTCAATTAATATTTATAATATTATTTATAATATTTTCTATTTTTATATATATTATTTTTAATTATGTTCAAAATATAATTTAATAAAATTTTATATCATTTATTATATCTTCTTCAATATTTTTTAATTTCTTCTTACATATATTTATATTATTGTATTTAATTTGAATACATGTAATTAATTTATTAAATATTTTAGATTTTTTTGTAAAAGTTATATGTGAAGATATTGGATCTATATTAATAGAATAACCAGTCTCTAATTTATTATTTATTTTTTTATTATTATTTTCATATAATAAACCATATATACCATTTAATCCTGTTTTTTCAACTATTGGATCTCCTTTATTATAAATATGATAATATTTTTTTGTATTATTTACTATAACCGGGCATTCTTTACTAAATATACTTGGACAAGAAAGTATATAACAGAATATATTTTTATATCCAGATATTAATAATAAATGACTAATAATAACACTACATGCTGCTCCTAAACTATGTCCATACAAATAAATCTCTATATTTTTATTAATTGGTAAAATATCAGAAATCATTGATAGAGATTTTAATGCATGATTTAATATTCCAACATGAGTAGTATTTGCAATTTTTTCTAATGATTCGATAGAAATATTAAATTTATTTAATATATTTTGAGGAATTTTAATTTCACTCGTTGTATATAAATATTTAATAAAATCTATATTTTTATCTGTACCTCTTAAACATATTATTATTTTATTATTAAATACACAAGTATATATAAAAGGTGAATTATATTCGAATGTTTTCATATATAATTTGTAATTATCATTATCAAATAATCCCTGTCGTAATATAGGTTTATTATATGCTAACATTGACCAATAAAACATTGTTGCAATGTCTTTTGGATATTTAAAAAGAATCTCATAATTATTATAAAAATATATATATAGATCTTTCAATGTATATATATTTTCTAAATCATTACATTTAGATGATAAATTTTTTGAATTTGATGTTTTTATAATATTAAAAAAATTCATTTTTATTTTAATTATATAATTTTAATAAAAAATATTTATAATATTTAAAGATTTTTTTAATACTTTAAATATAATAAATTGTTATGTACTCTATAACAAAATCAAATAAAAATATTAAACATCCACCTATAATTAAAAAAACTTTAGATACACAACATACAAATAAAATGCAACAAATAAAAAATACAGAAAATATAATTAAAAATTTAGAAAATAAAATAAATGAATTAAAAAATAAATTATCAAAATATGAAAATAAAAAAAATGAATTAAACGATAAAGATATAGAGTATATGATAAATTTAAAAGATGAAATAAGTATTTTAGAAAAAGAACTTAAAAATATAAATCCTAATATTGATGAAATAAATTATTTAATTGAAACTGGAAATATATTATTTAAATATTATGATATAATTGATAAGGGTAAATCTAAAGATAATTCGATTTTAATTAATAGAAAAATTAATCAAAATAGTATACTTAATTATTTAATTAATAATCAAAATAAAGATGAAATATTAAAAACTGAAATTGATGATAAAGCTACATTATTAGATAAATATATGGAATATACTGAAGATAATTATGTAAAAAATATAGAATTTGAAAATAAAGATAAATGTTTATCATGTAAATCAATTAATAGAAATGTAATGTTAAATGATGGTATTATATATTGTAATGATTGTCATACAGTTGAATATATATTAATAGATCATGATAGACCTTCTTATAAAGATCCGCCTAGATTTCTTTGGGCAGAAAAGTCATACTGTGGAAACTATCAGAATATGTTTCCTATAAAACAGTTAAGTGTTCTGATTCTTATATTTTTATTAATTATAAGAATATACTATGGCTAGTATTGCTATTATAAAAAGCAGTGCGACATACCTTGATGCGGGAAGTCCCTTAGAGCCTTCAATACCACTACATATTGGAAACTTTATGTAGGAACTCGGTTAATTATCGAACCCAATGGTAAAAAGTTGAAGGATTGGGTAATCCGCAGGCGAGTATCTAAATCTATTATGCTAAGATATGATACCGTCTCAGAGACTGAACGGGTATGGGTGTGAGGGTGATTGGCAATCACTAATGATCACTTAAGATACAGTCCAAACTTATATGAAAGTATAAGAAATAATTACATGGAAATATTTATTATTTTCATTTAATTATTATTGAAAGAAATTAGCTATTTCGCATATAAGCGAATAAATCATTTTAATGAGTTTAGGTTTAATAAAGTATATTTTATAAAATTTATTTGGATTAAAAATTTTAATATTTTATAAAAAATCTGAAAGTATTTACAAATAAATAATTACAATAAAAAATGGCTACAAATAGATCTAATGATTCTGATAAGGGTGAAGTTTATATGGCAACTAATAAAAAAATGGAAAATCATATATTGGTCAAGCACCATTATTTATGGGTGTAAATATGCAAAATTGGGGTGGATCTGCAAGATGGACAAGACATATTCATGAAGCTATTGATTAAAAAGAAATCTGGAAAATATACAGAAATTAATAAGGCAATTCGTGAAGATGGTAAAGATAATTTTGAATAAAAAATTATTTGTAGATGTTCCTTAATTGAACTAGATAATATGGAAATAAAAAAAGAATATAATACAATTGAACCAAATGGATATAACATGACAACTGGTGGTAAATGTGAAAGACATTCAAAAGCATCAAATATTAAAAAACAATTGCCTCAGAAGAAAATGAATGAAGTTAGTTCTTCACAGAATAATAAAAATTATACGAATGAATCTGATTCTAATTAAAATTCTCAAATAGATAAGGAAACAAATATACTCTCTAAATTACAACAGGAAAACGATATTGACGAAGAAATTGATACTGAATTACCTAAACATGTTTATACAGTTAAAGTAAAAGGTAATATTGTTGGATATCGAATTATGAGATTTAAAATTGATCCTACTACAAATGATATTATAAATAAATCATTTATTGATTCTATAGATCTTGAAAAACAACGTAAATTAGTAATTACATATATTAGAATTATAGAAAGAATATCAGAAAAATAAAGAAAAATACAATGAAGAAAATAAAGTATCTCGAGCTATTTTAACTGAAATTAAAGATCTGCCTAATGATATTTATGCCATTATAAATGATAAAGGAACAAAAATATCAGGATATTATGTAAGTGAATTAAAAGCTTTCGATAATTCAAAAATTCCAATAAGAGATTTTATTGAATTTACAAATGTACATAATTTAAAATAATTGCAAAAAATTTATTAAATTAGTTGAACAATATAACGGAAATAAAGAAATTCCAGATAATTGGATAAATCTTGAAATTCCTAAAAGAGAGAAAAATGAAAATTTACCAATACATATTAGAGAAGTTTATTATAAAGGAGAACATAATGGATATAATAAAAATAAAAAACCTTTAGTAGATGATAAATGTTTTACAAGTAATAAACTCACCCTAGAAGAAAAATATAATTTAACCATTACTCATTTAAAAACATTAGAAGAAAAATATTCTAAATCTAAATAATTTTATAAAATATATTAAATATCGGCTCATAACAGCAGGCTGCCAGAAATTATGGGAAAACAGTGATACCTGCTAGTAGTTTTCTTATTTAGAAAATTGCGACACATTCAAATTGCGGGAACACCCTTAGAGCTTTATATACTACTACATATTAGGAAACTTTATGTAGGAACCCAGTTAATTGCTGGCTCCAATAGTAAAAAGTATAAAGATTGGGCAATCCGCAGCCAAGCTCCTAAACTTATTAATAGTATAAATAAGCATGGAGAAGGTTCAGAGACTAGATGTTTGTGGGTGAAAAAAATTTCAAATCTTTGATTATAAATTTAAAAAATATTTATAATTAAGAGGTTTGGAAGGAACTTAGGTTCCTTTCGCTTAAGGTATAGTCCGTCCATTAGGGAAACTTAGTGGGGGCGAAACGGGATTTCGCAAATACAAGGAAAAGAAACAACAGATATTCCTGAAGATGTTTATGATAAAATTTTGTTAGAAATTAAAAAACAAAAAATTAATAATATGGCAGACTTAACATGCAGTAAAATTAAAGAAATATTGAAGAAATTAAAAATTAATAAGTATTACGAGCATATTCCACACATCATTAATAAATTAAATGGTTTACCGACTCCTCACTTTGATGCGGAACTTGAAGAGAAGTTACGTTCAATGTTCAAACAAATACAACCCTTATTTTTAAAATACGCTCCATCAAACCGAAAGAATTTTTTATCGTACTCTTACGTGCTCCATAAATTTATTCAATTACTCTCTAGAGACGAGCATTTGTCACATTTTTCGTTATTAAAGTCGAGAGACAAGCTCAATCAACAAGATGCTATTTGGAAAAAAATATGTGAAGAATTAAATTGGCAATTTATAACAAGTATGTAATTTTTACGATTATAAAAAATATTATCATTGTTATTTTAAATCATTTAATTTGTTATAATTTGCAAACTAATTAAAGATAAAACAAATTAGAAGATTAAATTATATAAAAAAATAAATTCTTTTAATCTTTAATAATAGTCCTATTATAATTAATGATATAAAACTTGTAGATAAAATAGATAATATTCAGTCCATAGAAATTGAAGAAGATAAAAATACTCGATATCAAATAATCAATAAACCAATTATTGAATCAATAAATACACCTAAAAAAGAATTATTCCATAATTCAACGAATTTTAATAAATTTATTAATGAATGTTTTATAATTGATGAAAAATCACATGCAAGTAGTATTGATATTATATCAAGATATAGATTATGGAGTAGAAGTAAAAATGTTTTAGAGAACCTTTTACTTAATCATATAAAAAATCAAGGATATAAAGAAGTTCAAATATATGACCAAATATCTAAATGTAATTTAACGAGTTATCAAGGTATTCAAATTATTCAACTTGAATCATTTAAAATAAATAATAATTCATCTGAAGTTGAAAAATTTATATTTGAAGAATGTATAACAGGTAGAATTTCTAGTAAAGAATTATTTGAAACTTATTCATTCATCTTGGAAAAATAAAATAAATCCAAAATATATTAAAATTATAAGTAATGATAAAAAATTAATTAATACTTATTTTAATAAACATTTCTTTGGGTCAACAGTATATACTGGATAATGTATTAGATTTGGATTCTATAAGATATGTTTAAAATATACAGAATCTGAATTAGTTGGTAAAAACAAAAACCTAAAAATATAAAAATTATATAACAAATTGACCAAAATAATAATATAGTACATGAGTATATATCAATAATACAAGCTGCATTTGAAAATAATGTATCTATATCAAAAATGAGTATTATAATATCAAATAATCAACAATATAAAGGTTTTAATTTTAGAGTAATTAATTAATTTTTTTATTAAATATTAAGACAAAAGAATTAAGGAATTATACTATATTCAGTCTATTATTTTTATTAAAAATATA